ACTCTATAATGTGAACGATATGTCACTTAATGGCTCCGTTTACAGCCGAGAAGAGGTACTCTCAGAGTTCTACAGAGACGGAAAAATCAACACACCGACCGGCAGACAAATTAAAGTAGAGCAGCGCAAGGCACTGAGCTACTTGATTCAAAGCACGACCTCGGACTTGACTCTTGACCGAGCCGTAGCACTCGATAAGGCTCTTGAAGGCACAAAATCTAAGGTTGCCTTTATTGTCCACGACGAGGTTGTGCTAGACATAGCAGATGAAGACAAAGAGAAGATTCCAGAACTCAAAGCAACCTTCGAGAACAACAAGTTAGGCAACTTTATGGCTAATATCAAGGCAGGTAAGGACTATGGAAGTCTGAAAGAGTTGAAGCTATGATTTCGCTAATAGGCATAGGCGAAGCTGGCTGCAATGTGGTCTCTCTGTTCGAGAATCACAAGGAATACAACTGCTTTTTATTTTCTCCAGATCAAGAGAACACAAAATACACACGAAAGTTATCGAAAGTAGCAAAAGCAGAGGATTGTGAGGGAAAGGCACCCAAACTATCCTCGTACAAGACAAAAGAGGCAATACAAGACAGGGTTCAGGTGTTCCTATGCGGCTCATCGTTCTCTGCGAACTACACACTTGCGATTCTACAACAGATAAAAGACAGAGAGATAGACATCTTCTACATCAAACCAGATGTAGACCTCTTGATTGGGGATGTGAGGCTACAAGAGCGAGCGATCTTTGGTATTCTACAGGAGTATGCCCGGTCTGGTTTATTCAAGAGCTTCACGATCTTGTCCAACCCTTCAATCGAGAAGACAATAGGCGAGATTCCAATAAAAAAATACTTTCACACAATCAACAAAAGCATCTATTATGCGGTTCATTACTTAAATGTTTTTGATCACACCACGGCGCTTGTAGGCAATCTTTCCAAGCCCTCAGATGTTCAGAGAATCCGCTCCGTAGGCATAGTCTCAGTCGATAAATTAACTGAGAATTGGTACTACAAATTAGAGGAAGATCGTGACGTAGCATACTACTTATGTATAGCAAACGAGCGCCTGGAAACGGACGGAAAACTCCACTCCCGAGTGGTCGAGAGCCTAAAAAACAAACCCCGAAACGCATTCAAAAATGTGACTTATGGAATCTATGAGTCGCCTTACGAAACCGACTTCGGATTCTGTGTGGCTCACACAAATTTCGTTCAAGGACAAAAACTACTTGACAGCATAGGCTGATCACGTTACTTTATAGATGAGCAAGGGAGAAGCTCACAGACATCCTCCCAAAACAAATACGCTTGACAGGACTTGGACGGCGTGTTACATTAAGATGGTAAGGAACGCTTACTATACTATACCCAACAACAAGGAGACTATAATGGGAATCAACATGGAGCTAATGCGGAAGAAGCTCGCCGCACTACGAGGAAACGGAAAGAGCGACAGGACAAGCGTCTGGTTCAAGCCAGAAGAGGGGGATACAGATGTCCGTATTGTCCCTGCTGCTGATGGAGATCCACTTAAGGAGGTCTTCTTCCACTATAACATTGAAGGACATCGCGGCGGGGTTATGTGCCCCAAGCGTAACTTTGGTGAGGCGTGCCCAATCTGTGATTTCGCTTCACAGCTATGGAAGGACGGCACCGAAAACAACGACGAGGAGACCAAGAAGCTTGCTAAGTCTCTCTTCGTTCGCAATCGTTACTTCTCGCCAGTAGTGGTGCGAGGGCTTGAGAGCGAGGGCGTGAAGGTTTATGGCTACGGCAAGCAGGCTTATGAGCTTCTGCTGGGCTACATCCTAGACCCCGAGTATGGCGACATCACCGACCCGCAGGGCGGCACTGACATCACCATCACCTACACGAAGCCGACTGCTCCGGGCGCTTACCCGAAGACAAACATGAAGATGCGACGCAACACCAGTTCGCTTCTCCCGGATGCAGACGCAATCCCCGGTCTGCTACAGAACATGCCTGACATCGATGGGCTGTTCACTCGTCACACCCCCGCAGAGGTGTCAGCTATTCTTGATAGTATGCTCTCTGGCGATAAGTCAGCAGAGAGTCGGTCAAGAGAGACAACGCAGTACAACCAGGGCGGTAAGTCCAGTGTTGATAAGGCATTCAACGATCTAATGGCTGGCTAGTAAAAGCTCCAAGCTCCAGTCTGCCCCCACCCCTAAAAAGGTGGGGGTTTTCTGTTGCGCTTTTAGTAAATCTGTGTTATAATTACTACTGGGCTTTGTCCCAAAATTAAATAAAAATAAAGAAAAGAAAAGTTAAAAACAAGGAGAACTTAATGGCTAAAGCAAAAGCTAAGGCTGGACGTGTATCTATGTCCGATCTTAGAGCGATGATAAACAAAAAGGCAGGTCGCAATGTCGCTCACGACCTCCGAGAAGATAATCCCACAGAAGTAAAGCAGTGGATTCCAACAGGATCCCGATGGCTTGATTCTATCGTTTGTAAGGGAAAATACGCTGGCATTCCTGTAGGCAAGGTAACAGAGTTGGCTGGCTTAGAAGCGACAGGCAAGTCGTTCTTGGCAGCCCAGTGTGCCGCAAACGCACAGAAGATGGGGATTGGAGTAATTTACTTTGATTCTGAGTCCGCGATTGATCCAACCTTCTTGGAGAAGGCTGGGTGTGATATTGGGGCTATGATGTATGTTCAAGCTCAATCAGTAGAGTTTGTGCTTGAGACCATAGAAGAACTATTGGGAGCAGCCGATGAGCAACTTCTATTTATTTGGGACTCTCTGGCATTCACCCCGTCAGTTTCAGATGTAGCAGGCGACTTCAACCCTCAGTCATCAGTAGCAACCAAGGCTCGCATTCTTGCGAAGGCGATGTCAAAGTTGGTTATTCCACTCGCAGACAAGAAGGCTACGTTCCTTGTTCTCAATCAGTTGAAGACTAACATCCCCCACGGACCGATGGCAAGACAGATTGCGATGACCACGCCTTACATCACCCCAGGCGGAAAGGCTATGCACTATGCTTACTCTCTTCGCATCTGGCTTACAGGTCGCAAGAGCAAGGCAGCCTATGTGCTTGATGACAATGGTTTTCGCATTGGTTCAGAAGTCAAGGTCAAGCTTGAAAAGTCTCGTTTCGGAACACAGGGTAGAACTTGCACATTCCGAATCTTATGGGGAACAGAATCAATTGGTGTGCAGGATGAAGAGTCTTGGTTTGAGGCTCTGAAGGGCTTTATGACTGTGGCAGGCTCTTGGTATACTTTAACACGCGGAGGATACTCTAAGAAGTTCCAACCCAGCAAATGGGTCGAGATTCTACAGAATGATCCAGAGTTTAAACAGCACGTTATAGACTTTATGGACGAAGTAGTGGTTCAGAAGTTTGATAAACGCGAAGGCGAAGCGTCAGACTTCTATGAAGTAGACGATGGGGCAGACAAAGCCTCTTGACAGACAGCCTCCAGCCCGTTATATTATGGGCTGGAGGTAATCTATGAAGCGCGTACTCGTAATCGACGCCCTCAATATGTTTTTGAGGGCGTTTATTGTTGATCCCAGCCTGTCTAACCACGGGCAGCCTATTGGCGGGATTAAAGGATCTATCAAGATCCTACAGAAACTGGTTAGAATGACAAATCCAAATGAGATTGTGATTTGTTGGGACGGACCAAACGGATCTCAAAAGCGCAAGGCTATGAATTCGTCTTACAAAGAAGGTCGGAAGCCTCTGCGCCTGAATCGTTCTGTTCACAATCTAACAGAGAACGAAGAGATCCAGAACAAAGTCTGGCAGCAAATGCAGATCATCGAGTATCTAAACCAGATGCCCATTATCCAGCTTATTCTTGAGAGAGTTGAGGCTGATGACATCATCTCTTATGTCTGCAATTCAACACATTATAAGGGTTGGCAGAAGGTAATCGTCTCAAACGACAAAGACTTCTTACAGCTTTGTGACGAAGAGACTGTGGTTTATCGCCCAACCACAGACAAGATTGAAACCAAGAAGACCGTGATCGAGTCTATGGGAGTTCATCCCACCAATATGGCGCTCGCCCGCGCTATGGATGGAGACGCCAGCGACAATCTTCCTGGCGTCAATCGTGTTGGGATGAAGACGATCGCCACCAAGTTGCCGTTTATGAAAGAAGAACGAACCATCACCATCGACGAACTACTTGGTTACTGCGAGAGCATCGATTCAAAGCTGAAAGTCTACAAGAACATTTCAGAGTCAAAGGATCTAATCGAGCACAACTATCAGATGATGCAGTTGTATGCTCCGCTGATCTCTATCCAGGGTAAGCAGACTATTGACTATGCCCTTGAGAACTTTGAGTGTGAGTTCAACAAGACTGAACTTCTACGGCTTATGATGAACGATGGCTTCGGAGAACTGAACTGGGAAGAACTAAAGGGATTCCTTAACAGAATTTCTAGGGAATGTAAAGAGAGGTAACACTATTTACTACCGAGGTGTAGTAAATGGAAGAACTCTATGAATTTGATGAAGACTCTCTCAATGAAGAGGAAGTCGAACTAGACGAAAAGAAAAAGAAATCTAAAGGCAAGAAAGATGCTTGTTATCACAAGGTCCGCGCTCGTTATGATGTGTGGCCATCTGCTTATGCAAGTGGTGCTCTAGTTAAGTGCCGCAAGGTTGGAGCAGCAAATTGGGGTAACAAGTCTAAAAAGAAAGAAAGCATAGAGTTTGACGATCACTTACTACAGATTATCAAAGAAGAATATCAGGCAGTTCTATCCGAAAAAAAAAAGCTAACGGCTAAGCCTTCTTCCGAGAGTAGCCTTAAAGACTGGTTCGGTCGCAAAGGTGCTCCCGGTAAGAAGGGTGGCTGGGTTGATTGCAACACTTGCCGCAAGGACAAGAAGACAGGAAAGAAGAAGTGCTCACCATGTGGTCGC